GGAGCTGGATTAAGAGGGCAACAAAACAACATTGGAAGTTTAATTCAAATTGTTGCGGGTGCAATGGGAGCAGCTAGTGCATACAAAATAACACTTCCAGCAACATACACTGGACCTTTGAGAATTGTAATTAACATATCAGTAAGAGGTCCGGGTGCTTTATGGGCTGCAACCAATGCTTCCGTTTATACAGTAAACACTGGAAACCTAAATATAATTAACGACTTATACGACGCATACGGAATACCAATTAACTATGATTTGACATGTTCTACAAACACTGCTACTGGAGCAGTTGAATGGCATTTCGAGTACCATATCTTTGTACAAATGGCGACACAAGGAGTCGACAATACAATTACTTTAGGTCCTCAACCTGTTGCAGCAGGAGTGGTACCAAATGGAACCTACCAAATTCAATCTGCTGCGATAGACATTTCACAATACCAAACGCTACAGAATTCTAACCAAAACAGTAATTCAACTTCGTTTAGACCGTTATACATCAATAACGTGGGTGCTATACAAATTCCTACTTAAACAAAAATATTTCGACTGCATATATGCTCACACGACGCAAAATTCCGTGTGAGAGTACTCTACAGCCTCATTTGTGCTCATAGGGGGAGGGTTCGAGTATTCACCTGTACTATTCTTGTCAGCTTTAGCTTCGATAAAGGATGGTAAAGGTGAGTATTCGAGTCTTTTTGTTAATTTTTAAAATATATTTAAATAAATTCAATACCATCAAGTTCATTCAAAAAATCATCCTCTACTTGAATACCAACAGCACGACGATGCTGCGCAATCCACTGATCATCGTCTAAGACAGGTCTACCTCCGCCTGATGGCGGTAAGGATCCTCCTCCGAAACCGTCGTCGCCGCTGTCAGTGTCTTCCGTATCCGATGCGGCCGCACGGACTCGAGGAGCTGGGTCAACGATTGGTACAGGTCGAGGACCTTCGAGGTCAGCAACAGATCCTTTGACAAATCTTTTAAGTCCACCAGGCAAGAATTCAACAACGACTTTAAGCCTGCGAAAAAGCTGGTCCAAAGCTTCCTCCCCTGTAGTAAGCCAGGTTTCAGAAGGAGAGCGGGAAGTGGTAACGTAAATCCGGCGAGGTCTAAAGTTGACATAACCGCCCTTAAACGGGACCTGCATTGGGTATCGATCGAAGAGTCGCAAAATCTCACTGAAGGATGCCATGTTGGCACGGAAGTCGTCAATGATGACGTCTGTGTGCTCAATGGGATCGTATCCATCCCACCAATTGGTACCGCCTGGCTTCGAGTAAGCCTCTGGGGCGACCTCCCACGCGAATCGGGACTTCCCGGTACCGGTACCTCCGTAGAGCCAAAACACGTCAGTTTGAAACTTTCTTGGTTCACTGAAGATGGAACGTACAACTGTAAGTCCTTTGTAAAGCTTAACAAATCCTTCTCCGTTGGAATCGACGAGGTCTCGCATTCGCTTGGTGGGGTCTTTGGCAAGAGACACCAGTCCTTCGATGTCGGTTCGCTGACCGGGCTGTGGAATATCTCCTCGCTGGAATTGGACTCCTCCGACCTTGCGCGTTTCGACCTTGGTGCAATACTCGAAGTTCTGTCGAGGAGTTCCTTTGGAGGCTTCAAAGTGAGCGCGTGGGCTAACAAGCTTTCGCCAGGTGGTGAATGCGGTGGGATTTCCCATTTGGCAGTACCCTTGCAAGTGAGTCGTTCCTGCAGCGCCGACCTCTTCCTGGAAGACACAAAACTTAAAGGGTCCATTCTGAATATGTTCAATTTCCTCCTGGGTTGGATTATTTAATGTCCAAGTCATAGACCGAGTTTTATTCAAACCTGGCATTTATTAATGATATCTACGTCTTATTAATTAATAATTATATAGTTTTACATTAAATTAATGAAGGGGAACGGAGGTTGACAAGAATGGGAACGGAGGTCTATATAAAATAATAGCGAACACGAGAAAAAAATTTTTTTTCTCCCAAGTTCGTACGAATTGGTGGTGAATAACGTAAAAAAAAATTTTTTTTTTATGGGGCACGGGGAACGGGGGTTGTGGGTAATACTAGCCACAACCTCCGTTCCCTTACCTCGCATATGGATTGCGATAGCTCCTAAAGCTTTTATGCTGTGGACCTACAAAACGAGAATACGTATGATACCTTGGTTTAGGCCTTCTAGGACCAATAAAACGGCTTGAAGTAGAATATGCAGGAGCCGTGATGGCTGGCTTGATGGTTACATTGATGGCTGGTTGACGAAGTACAGGATCAGAAGCCCTAGAAAAAAAACTGCTGGGCGCTACTACTGGAGAAAAAAAAGAACCATCTCTTTTAGTGCAATGTTTGGCATAATGGCCAGCCCATCCGCACTTCCAACACTTATGATCATACCGACCTTTATTAACTAAAGAACGACCTTCAGAGGATTTTATTCTAAAAATACGGTTAGCCTGACGACGGGTAAGACCGGGAGGGCCGGGAGGGCCGTCGTCGTCATCACCGCCATCAGCCATCTCAACAGGTGGATTAGGGAGCTGGTTAGGCGCATATACCCCAGGTTGTGCTGAAGAAGAAAATGAAGCCATATCAGAAGCAGTAGCTATTTTCGCGCGAGTTGACGGTGGTAAACTTGATATAGGTGATGTAAGAATATCAACGTCACCTAATAGTAACGGTCCAGCAGAAGATGGTCCTGCTCGTAAATCAGATACTTCTGCTTCTCTTTTTATTCGTGACGTTATTCTGGTGGACAACGGTGTAAATGGAATTACACGGTCTTCTATATCATCGAGTTTTTCGACAATGCGCGATGACATTTCATAAAACAATTAATTTTATGACAAATGCCGTATGGATTATATAGTAGAAGAAAAATCATGAGAGCCGGCCGAAAGGCCATGATCGACAAAATCAGGTGGCCAAGTAGTAGGTACGGAACAGCACACATAGCGAGAGGAGGAAGCACTACTACTGCCGAATATGGCGCCACTGTTGCATTGGCGACTGAAGCTCAAAAAGCAGCCAGACGACGAGATGGGTGGTATGGGAGAGGAGGTTACGGAAGAGACATTGGTGGTGCTCTTGGTGGATTAGCTGGAGGGTTCTTTGGAAACAAAAAACTTGGGAGAAGCATTGGTGGTGCTCTTGGAAATTTCGGTCAAGGCTGGCTAGGTGGAGGATTGTACAGAGGCCAAGGAGTGTACACAGGTTCTGGATTATATACAGGTCCTAGTGAGCACTCAAATAACTTAATTAGTGGTGGCTCAGGGTCTGTACCTGCAATGTCTGGAAGTGGAGATGAAACTGGAGCTGTTACCATAAACCATAGCGAATACATATCCGATGTATATGCTCCTGGTGTACAGGGAGGTCCAGCGGTTTCATTTCAAAATACGCCATATGCTTTAAATCCTGCTCTCGCAGCAACGTTTCCATTTTTGTCACAGATTGCACAAAACTATGACGAATACGAATTCGTTCAACTCATCTTTCACTATAGAAGTACAACCACTGACATTGGTAACTCAACAACTGGACAATGTGGAACAGTGATACTCTGTACAAACTACAACGCAGCTACTGCTGCGTTCACTGACAAACAATCAATGTTAGAATACGCACACGCACACGACTGTAAACTAACTGAACACATGACTCACGGCGTTGAATGCGATCCTGCAAAATCCGCAATGGGAGTTGCATTATTCACAAGAGCAAATCCTGTAGTAATTAATCAAGATTTAAAAACTTACGATAAAGGTGTATTCCAAATAGCTATTGCTAACTGTCCAGTAGCATACAACGGCTTCCCTGTAGGAGAACTGTGGGTAGACTACACCGTCACACTAAGAAAACCAAAACTATTTGTTACCAGAGGATTGGAAATAGACAGAGATGCATTCTACTCATCAACTAATGTAGAATCAACTATGAACCTCGCTGTAGCCTCTGCTGTAGTTACTCCAGTCCTAAATTTAGGTCCTATAGGCTCATACGGAGCTGGATTAAGAGGGCAACAAAACAACATTGGAAGTTTAATTCAAATTGTTG